GTCATCTCCCTGGAAAGAGTCAATAGATTTTTGTTTTTCTTTTTCATTCATTGGGCCGTGATGGCATACGGCAATATCACCAAGTCTACGTTTTAATTCTAGAAGTGAATCCGTGAAACAGGTAAAAATAATAACTTTATGACCTTCTTCTATAGCCTTTTCAGCTAATTCGACTGTATGTTGAACCATCTCCATAGCTAAAAATTTACGTAAAACCACTAATTCAACCATATGTCTACCAGCACCAAGATTCTTACCCTCACTTTTTGCCCATTCAAGATATTCTTCGAAAACAGATTCATATCTTTTTCTATCATCAACCTCAACATAATAAGGTGATATAATTTTAGGTGGTAAATCTAGATGATCTTCTTTCTTTCTTCTTAAAACCAAATTTGTAGTTCTTTTATGTAACTCTTCTAAATTTGAAGCACCGTCAGTAATCCAAATAATTCTCTCCTTACCTAATTTAGTTTTTTTCCTGAATTTTTTTGCCGCACAATAACGAAAAGCGAAGAATTGCCAATTTGATGTTACAGGGGAATCACAAAGGTGTAGTAAATTATAATAATCCATTGGACGATTAGCTATTGGTGTTCCAGTTAATAACCACCTTCTTTTAATTGGTTTAGCAATCTCATTTACAATTTTAGTTCTATCTGCTTTTGGGTTTTTAACATAATGAGCCTCATCTAATATTAATAAATCAAATCCCTCATCAACTAGAAATCTTTTAATTTCATAGTCCTTATATTTTTTTCTACCGTCAATTAATGTATGGAATTTATTTAATATATCGTAATTAATGATAGTGAACCTTTTAGGGTCCCAATGTCCAGATTTGATTATAGAAATTTCATCTTCATCAACAAAATTCATAATCTCACGTTTCCAATTAATTTTAGCGTTTGCTGGACAGATAACTAATACTTTCTCAGCTTTAACTTCTAGAGCCGACACAATTGACATAAAGGTTTTACCCAAACCCATATCATCAGCTAAAATACATTTGTTTTTCTTATATAAAAATTTAATACCCGATTCTTGATGTTTAAACGGTACCCTATTTTTCTTATCTAGTTCTATGTATTTTTCAAAATCTATTGTAACATCATCTAGGTTCTCTTCAAATAAGTCTGTATGTACTTGTGTTTTTGGGAGATAGTATAATGCTGATTCTTTTTGGTTTTTATATAACTTACCTCTAATATGATATGATTTATCACTCTCAGCTAAGAGTTTTTCTATGAAAACACGTTCTGGAACGTTTTTTAATTTGTATTTTTCTTTTAGTTGTTCACCTAAGTATGGTGCTATATCAACAACTTTATTGATATCAATTGGTTCTCTTTCAAAATTTTCTTCAATGTAACTTATTTGACTAGGTGTGAGCAAGAAAAACCCATCCATATCTAATTTTTTCTTCATTTTTAAGATATGTTCATTAGTTCCTTCGTAGGTTCGAATTCTATCTAATGTCGTTTTATTCTTTAATTTGGTTAGATCCACCATATGACAAAATAAATATAGTGTTTGACTGTGGAAAATAAAGAAAATGGTACATATTCAAATATTTATTAAAATATAAGTGTGCATATGGTTAAGCGTAAATTCCCTATAAATAGGATGGGCAAATTTTTTGATGAGATTGATTTCGGTATTGAAAACGAAATGTCTCGTGAATATGTCGAGGGTGACTTAAACATAGTGGTTGTTTTATTTCAAGTAGATAGGAAAGAAACACAAACTGATGATGTTTATGGAGAAGCTAAAACAAATGAAATTAGATTTAAAGCACCTAAAGAATTAAGAGTTAAACTAGCCTTAGATGAGGCTGAGAATAAAACCTATTCTGAAGGTATGAATAGGTATCTGGATTACGGCCAATTTAAATTCCATATTTTTCAAGAACAATTAGAAGAATTAAGTGCTGAAATTAGTTACGGTGATTATATCGGTTATTCCGATAGAGAAGATAATATAAAATATTTTACAGTTAACAATGATGGTAAGATATTTTCAGATAACGCACATACAAGAATTGGGTATAAGGGGTATTATAGAACAATCACCTGTATTACAGCTGACGCTAACGAGTTTTTACCAAATTATTAATAAATGGCTTTACCTAAGAAATATAAAAAAGATTTAAATGTTAAAAGGGTTGCTCTTGATGGGGGACCTAAAAAATATATTGATGATTATCATGACCAAAATAAGGCTAACTTACCACGTGGTGTAGACCACGCTGATTTAGATAATGGATTTGTTGATTGGGTTGGTAATGATTTAGGTATTGTTATAGACGACAATAAAGTTCCAGTAACTTTTTTAACAGCACAAAGATGGGCTGAATTCACAAGAACTTGGCAAAATTCCGATAAGTATAAAAATATTAAAATACCTTTTGTATCTGTAGTTAGAAAACCAGATGCACAACCAGGTACTAATCCAGCTGATTTTAAAATACCAGTTAGAAAAACTTTTCCCTATATGACTATTCCAACTTGGGATGGTAATAAGAAAGGTTCAGATGTTTATATGATACCACAACCCGTTGGAGTTGATTTAACATATACTATCAGATTTTTCACCTTCAGAATGAATGAATTAAATAAGTTAAACCAAAAGGTTTTAACAACTTTCGCTTCAGCACAAGCATATGTCAATATAAAGGGTCATTACTTCCCTATTTATCTAGAAAGTATTGGTGACGAATCAACAATAGATGATATTGAGGGTAAACGATATTATGTTCAAACATACGAATTAAGAATGGCGGCATATATTTTAGATGAGGATGAATTTGAGATTAAACCAGGTCTAGAAAGAGCAATACTTTCTTATGAGGTTGAATCTAAAAAGCCTAAAGTTGTCGTTAATAAAATTAAAGATGAAACTAAAAATGATAAGACCGTAAGTTTTATCATACAATTTCTACCTAGTTCACCAACGACTATAACATTTCAATCTGATTCAGTAGCTAGTTTTACATCTATTGATACGAATAACATTTCATCAATCACATTCTATATTAACTCAATCCCAACTTCGGTACCATTTTCTGTTACCGAAACGGACATGATTAGCATAAGTATAGTAAGAACTAATTCTACTCAGTTATCTGAGTTAATACTAAGAGGAACAGTACCATTATAATGACAGATTTTTGTGGAAATAGTGATATAACTAAAATTTTTATTGTTGAACCATCTGGAGCACAACAAATACTTTCTGCCTCAACTTTAAACATAACGGGTGATTTAACTGTAGACGGAAATATTATTAATTGTGGTACTGGTAGACTTAAGATAGTTCGTCACCGTAGATATCTTTTTTTATTTTAACAGTATTTGTTTTTTCTTTACAACCCTCACGAATTAATTTTTCTACAAAAGCAAACATTCTTAAACCATTATCTTCACAATAGTTTTTTAATAACTCGTGTGTCGTGGTAGTTATCTTAATATTTTTATCTCTTTTTAACATATATTATTACATAAATATCACACTAGTCATATAAAAGTATTACACTAGTCATACTAATACAGATTTATTCTTTACTTTAAAAAACTTTTGAAAAAGAAGCTAATATTTATAATAAAAAGAAAATAACTCTTTAAAAAATAAAAACAATAATGGCTTCACAAAAAGTATTTGTATCACCAGGTGTATTTACATCAGAAAAAGATTTAACCTTTGTAGCACAACAAGTTGGTGTAACTACATTGGGTCTCGCAGGTGAGACTGTCAAAGGACCAGCTTTCGAACCAATATTCATTACAAATTATAATGAATATTTAACAATTTTCGGTGGTTTAAATCCAGAAAAATTTGATAACGGTAAACCAAAATATGAGACATCTTATATTGCAAAAAGTTATTTAACCGAATCAAATCAATTATTCGTAACTAGAACTCTAGGATTAACTGGTTTTGACGCTGGTGATGCTTGGGCAGTAGTTTCTGAAGCTGGTTACGACCCAACAACAATTATTACTGGTGTTACAACCTTATTTACTGCTGATTTTACTGGTAGTACTTACGCGAATATCACAAATATTAACGCACAATATTTATACACATTAGGTTTATTTCCTAATGGTCCAACATTAACAACAGCTAACGTACCAGGTGTTTCGGTAACATACCCACAAGGTATTGTTTTCAGTAAACAAGCTGGTTCATTTACTGGTGTTTCAGCAACGGTACTTCTTTCAAATTTATCTGGATTAAGTGGTACTATTTCTGGTACTGTTACAACTTACATTGCAAGTGCTTATACAGCATATGAAGGTATGGTATTAGCGGTTTTAAGATCTAGAGGTAGATATATTAGTGATATCCTAAATTGGAGTACAGACCAATCGATTAATGGTTTAGTTGCTAATATGACAGGAGCATTAACAAATCCTTTAGGACAATTTGTATTATCAGCATCCTCAGTAGGTTTAACTGGTAGTACTTTCACATATGATGTATCTCTTGATAAAACAAGTAGAAATTACATACCTGGAGTATTAGGTGTTGATTGTCACGATAGAGGTAGTTTAGTTTATGTTGATGAAATTTATACTAACAACACACAAGATTTAATTGATAACGGTTACATTATGGGTTTAAAAGAAGATTTAATTTATATACCATATAATAGTAACTATAAACAACAATATCAAACACCAGAAACACCTTGGGTTGTATCTGAATTACGAGGTAATGTTGTTGTTAAATTATTTAAATTTATTTCAATTTCTGATGGTTCATCAGCAAATCAAGAAATAAAAATCTCTATTCAAAATATTAAGCCAGATACAAAAGAGTTTGATATTATTATTAGACAATGGAATGATACTGACGCAAGACCGTCTATCCTCGAAAGTTACCCTAAGTGTAACATGGACCCATCTTCAAACAACTATGTTGCAAGAAGAATCGGTACCGCTGATGGAGAAAACGTATTAAACAGTAGATTCGTAATGTTGGTTATGAACGCTAACGCACCAATTGACGCTTTCACAGCTGGTTTTGAAGGTTATATCGTAAGTAATTATGTAGGTACTAACGGTACTGCATTAGCTCCGATGATTGACTATAAGATTCAATACTTCCCTGAGAATGAAAGAATTAAAAAGGTATACCTTGGTATTACTGATACTTTAGGTATCGACGAAGATATGTTTAACTGGAAAGGTTTAACGAACGGTGATAACTATTGGACAGCAACAACTAAAGGTTTCCACATGGATAGTGGAGCTACTGTAGCTGGTAATTTTGAATGTGGTCTTTACCAATTCAGAGATGGTGTGGGTATCGAAGGTACTGATTATGAAAGTATTTCAGCAAGAAAATTCACTTTCGTTCCGTATCTTGGATTTGATGGTTGGGATTGTTACAGAAGAAGTAGGACTAATACTGATAGATATAGAGTTGGTAAAGTTGGTTTCACAACTGGTGTAGCACAAGGACAATTTATCCAATTAGGGCCACAAGACGGTACATCCGATTTATACGCTTATTGGAACGCTATCAATACATTTAAAAACCCTGAAGCGGTTAACATTAACGTGTTCGCATCTCCTGGGATTGACTATACTGATAACAACTATCTTGTTCAAGAAACAATCGATTTAATCGAAGAAGAAAGAGCTGACTCAGTTTATATTGTAACTTCTCCTGAGAATGTTACTTATGATACCGCTGACCAATTAGTGGGTATTGGATTTAATTCTGTATCAATTGATACGGCAGATGCACTTGTTAATTTATTAGACGCAGCGGATATTGATTCTAACTACACAGCCACATACTGGCCTTGGGTACAAGAAAGAGACACTGAAAATACTGTTAACATTTGGTTACCACCAACATTAGAAGTTTGTAAGAATATTGCATTAACCGATAATGTCGCTTTCCCTTGGTACGCAGTAGCTGGTTACAATAGAGGTCTTACAAACGCTATTCAAGCTAGAATTAAATTAACTGAAGATGATAGAGATACTTTATATGAAGGACGTGTTAATCCAATGGCAACTTTCTCAGATGTGGGTGTTGTAATTTGGGGTAATAAAAACTTACAGGTTAAAGATTCTGTTCTTGACAGATTAAATATCAGAAGATTATTATTACAAGCTCGTAAATTAATTACAGCAGTTGGTGTTAGATTGTTATTCGAACAAAATGACCAAATCGTTAGAAATCAATTCTTGAACTTAGTAAACCCAATCTTGGATAATATCAGAAAAGAAAGAGGTTTAGCAGACTTTAGGGTACAATTATCTAACGACCCAGAAGAAATCGATAGAAATGAAATGAGAGGTAAGATTTTCTTAAAACCTATCCCATCATTAGAATTCATTATTATCGAGTTCAACGTAACTACAACTGGAGCATCATTTGATAATATCTAATAAATTATAAAAAGAACCTATGTAAAAATAGGTTCTTTTACTAATATAAACATATTTATATAAAAACAAAAAACATGTCAAAAATTGTTAAAAAGAAAGACCTTGATGTACTTATTGAAAGTACCCTTAAAAAGGCAGGCATTGAAACTCCTAAAAAAAAGGTTGTTACAGAATCAAAGGTTAAAGCTGAAGTTCTTACTGAAGATTTTAAGAAAGAATTAGCTCAATTTAATAAGCTTACTAACTTCAAATACAAATACTAAAACAAAAATGGCAACTGTAAAAAGATATAGAATCAACAAAGAACAACTTGAAAGAGTAGTTGAGAACTTTGTTATGGAGGCAGCTTCAATTAACAATAAGAAGGCTCCAGTTAAGAACCACATCCCTTCACAAGGTGCTGAGGCAAAAAAACACATTAAAAATAAGATGTCAGGTAAGATGGTAGAAAAAGGTGAAGGGGTTCCTGCGGCAGGAAAACTTCAAAAGAAATTACCTCAAGCAGCTGACGCAAAAAAACATATGTCTTCAGCTAAAGCAACCCATTCAAACAAAGCCAAAATGGTTAGAGAACACTATAGCAAAGAATTAATGAACGAGGGTGTTGGTGAAATGTGGGACAAACTTATGAAATGGATGGGTCACAGATGGGACCAAAAGAAAGCTGAACAAGCTTGGAACCAAGTTTATGTTAAAAACGCTGAAAAGATGTCAAAAGCATATGCTAACGGTGATGTTCAAGATTTCAAAAACGCTGTTATGAAATTTATGAAAGCTAACGCTGGTCTTCCTATCCTTGCTGGTAACGGTAAAAACGCTGAATGGAACGATGAAGAAAAAGAATTTAAACGTCTAGGTTCTAAACTTGGTGGACCAGGTGGAGTAGTAGGTGGATAATTAAATTATTAGATATAAAAAAACCCTAACATTACTGTTAGGGTTTTTTGTTTTATAACGTGTCGAACGTCTTTATTTTAATCTACTCTTATCCACTATGACAACATATATTGTGTCAATAACTTTTCCAGTAACTTCTTTTGGATTTTCTGATTTACCGTTAAAGGTGTTTCCAAAATTTTTCTCAAGAACTTCCATTTTATTAACAAAATAATCCGTCTCACCACGATTACCAAGCCAATTCCATCCAGACACTTGAGTATATGTAAGTTTAACTTTCCAACCGTATTCAGCCGCACTATCCAATTGTGCCACCAACCCATCTGGTTCGTTATCATTATCAATCGAAAAATCCCAACTATCTGTTGAGGTCATTCCTGTTTGGGTAATGTTAAGGTGACCTTCCCATGTATCCCAAATAAGACCTTTCTTGGCAAGTTTGTTTACTGTTCCAATACGTTCACCGTTTGAATAGTTGTTACTACAAGAAGTTAAGAATAGAACCCCTACTATTAATGCTAAAAATTTTTTCATCTTATTATTTTTTAATTGTTTTTTGTAAAGGTTTAATAACTTCATCAATAATTCCATACGCTAAAGCGTCGTCTGCTGATAACCATAAATCACGTGAAGCATCGTCAGCAACTTGTTCACGAGTTTTACCACAATAACCACCCAATAATTCAAAAAGAATTTCATTGGTTTTTTCCCATTCTTTCATTGTGATACGGGCGTCTTGGATATTACCCATTGCTCCACCACTTGATTGGTGTAACATTGTTTTTGAGAATCTTAAGGAACTTCTCATACCTTTTGTTCCAGCTCCCAATAAAACTGAACCCATTGATGCCGCCATACCAGTATTAATGGTGGCGATTGGGGCTTTGATGTATTCCATTACATCAACAATACTCAAACCTGACTTCACAGACCCACCAGGTGAGTCTATATGCATCGTAATGGTTTTCTTATGGTCTTGTTGGTCTAAGAATAAAAGTTGTGCCTGTACAACCGTAGACATTCTATCATTTACTGGACCAGCAACCCATAGGATTCTATCCATCATCAATCTAGAAAAGATATCAATTTGTGTTGCTCTCATTTCTCTTTCTTCCAAGACATAGGGAGTCATACTACCTTGGATTGTCACAGGAACCTCTGACATAAAGTTTTGGTAAGCGTGCAACGTGTTAGAACCAACCCCTTGGTCTTTAATTGCAAATTTTTCGAATTCGTTTAACATGTTTATATAAATTTTGTTTAAACAATGATATTTATAATAAAATTAGCAGTCAATCTGCTAAAAATAAAATAGAGCATATTTATAATAAAAAGATAACAACTTAAACAAAAAGACATTACTATGGCAGATTTACTAATGAGGATGCCGGTTCCTTACGAACCAAAAAAGCAGAACCGATTCATACTTAGATTCCCTTCACCTCTTGGAATTCAAGAGTGGTTTGTGAAAACAGCATCAAGACCTAAAATTTCTCAAGAGGAAACAGAAATTCAATTTCTTAACACATCAACTTGGGTAATTGGTCGTTTTACTTGGGATACTATTGACGTTACATTCCGTGACCCAATTGGTCCTTCAGCGGCACAAGCAATTATGGAGTGGGTACGTCTTCACTCTGAATCAGTAACAGGTCGTCAAGGTTATGCAGCTGGTTATAAGAAAGACATTGAATTAGAATTATTAGACCCAACAGGTGTTGTAATTGAAAAATGGATTCTTCAAGGTACAATGTTAACAAACGTTGACTTTGGTGGGTTAGATTATTCAACTTCTGAAATTGCTGAAATTACTGGAACTTTACGTTTCGATAGAGCTATTCACGTATTCTAATTATTTTACAACAAATTATACAAAATCCTCACTCAAAAGGTGGGGATTTTTTATGATTCCATCGATATTTATAAAGAAATGAAAAACTTAATCCGTAAGATATTAAAGGAACAAGAAAACGAGTTTGACTGGGTGAAAGATATAAACCCTAGTGAGGCTGAAAAACTTGTTATACAACCTTTTAGAGATATGGATTACGAATATAGTACCGATTTTGTAAGTGAAATGGTACCTTTATTAATAGAAAAGGGTATCACAAGACCAGAAGATTTAACTGAAATCGGTAGGGAAATTAAAAAGGAATTTAGTCGTTCTTATTATAGAGCTTATGATAGTGGATATGATAGTGGACAAAATGACTGTGGTTGTGATTATTGTTGTGATGACATGTATTATATCGATGATGTGAGAGAAAAAGAAAAAGAGGCTCGTGAAGAAGGTTATGAGGAGGGTCAAGAGACGGGTTATGAAGCAGGAAAATCTGAAATGCAAGATAAAATTGAGGAATTAGAAGAACAAATTGAAGAATTACAGGCTAGATTAGCTGGTAGTAACGATGATTTAAATTAATAAGAAGGTTAATGAGAGATTTAATTAAGAAAATATTAAAAGAACAGGAAGACCATTTTGAATGGGTTAAGGATCTTGATGTTCATATTGCCGAAAAAGAGATTAAAAAAGATTTCATAAAAGCTGACCATGATTATGACTTTGGGGGTGAGGGACTTTATCAAATGTTGATTGGTGCTGGTGTCCACGATTTAGAAAAATTAAAAGAAATTGGGGAATACGTATATCAACAAGCTGATAATACATACACTTACGCGCAAGATAATTACGACTATAGTTGTGATGGATGTTGTGACGATTATGTATATGAAGATGTGGTTTCTGATAGAGAAGATACAGCACGTGAAGAGGGTAGGGAAGAAAGGCAGGAAGAAATTGATGACCTAAAAAGTCAAATAGATGAACTAAATTCAACAATTGAAGAATTACGCAATCAAATTATAAGTGGTGAGGAGTAGAATTAAAAAAATATTATCCGAAATACAAGTCCCACATCACTATCAACCAACAGGAAATAGTTGTGGTCCGACTTGTTTAAAGATGGTTCACGATTTTTTTGTTGGTAACAGGTTTAAAATATCTGATATATGTCGTGCTTGTGGTACTGATTGGGTTGTTGGAACACCTCCTGATAGAATGGTCAAAGGTCTTAAATACATGGGTATTGAATATATTGAACATATGAGTGAAGAAGATCCTTATCAATCACTTAAAGACTCTATCGACAAAGGACACCCTTGTGTTGTTAGAGCAAACGTTCAAGGAACACCACATTGGATTATTGTTGTTGATTATGACCATGATACACTTATGGTAAACGATCCTTGGTTGGGTAGATTACTTTATGAAATTGATGGATTTGATGAGATTTGGTTCTCTGGTAGAGACAAAATACGTGAATATTTTTATTATGAAATAACAAATGCCAATGAAGATATATATCCAGATGATGATATAGAAGATGAAGAGTTTCCAGAAGATGAGAGAGAAGATTTTATGACAGAAGAATCTGAAACCACCGAAAAAGAATGGTGGGAGGATTGGACTGACGAGGATATTAGTTATTTTATTCATGAACTACAATCTGTTCATGGGGTTACAGCAAATGTCGCTGAAGTACAAGAATTTTCAAATGAGGTTGATGTAACGGATTTATCTATTGAACAATTTGCAGAAGAATTTGTTAGTTGGTTAAAAGATGGTGATGATTATGTTAGTGATGAGGAGGAAGAGGTTGATGGTGATCCAAACCAATTAGAAATAGAATTTCCAGAAGATAAAAAAACATATTCTGAAGGAATAGAAATATCTAATTTTGAAGATGAAGATGAGATTCTTGACGCCTTAAGAGTTGGTTTGAAGGTTTTTGAGGGTCAAATGACACCAAAGGCATTAATAAAATACCTTTCTGAGGCCACCGATTGGGATATATCTGTTAAAGCAACTTATCAAGGTAAGGTGGTTGGATTTTATTTTTTAGCTGAAAATCAAATTGCTGATTATATGTTACACTATATGCAAAGAGATTATAATTGTTACTCGCCAGAAGAATGTGAAGAAAAAAACCCAGGTTCAATTAAGGTTAATCCAATGGAATTCCAAAATTTAGATGGTGTTGAGGGCGTGGCTTTAGGTATTGACCCAGAGTATAAAGGGTTAGGTATTGGTAAAAAATTAATAGAATACTCACAAAGTTTACCCTATGATTATCTTTGGGGTCAACAATACGAACATTTAGAAAACATTGACCATTGGACTAAGAGACGTGAAATCGCAGCTTACTTTCCAGGATTATACCTAACATATCAAATGTTATAACTATTTATAAATAAAACCACAATGAGAAAACAAGATAAATTAAAAGTAATTATGGAAGCCAATCAAAGGGTGGAAAATTCTTACTTAAAATCTAAGGGATTATTAAAAGAGGATTATTCTTTATCACAAAATAAAGAAGTACAAGATATCGCTAAAGATTTAGCGTCAGACCCAGAAACCCTTAAAAAAGCCATCAAAGAATTAATCTCAATGGGTGTACCAAAAGAGGTTTTAGTTCAGTCAGTAAAAGCAATAAAACATGGTGAATCTATTGATTCCATTGTAAAACCAGCTGTAGATTCTATTTCAGAAGGTTATTCAGTTAATGAAGTTGAAGATAAACCATTACCAACATATAAAGGTGATATCGAATCTTCCGATTCAGAGGTTGAAAAGAAAGAAGATAAAAACGATTATTTAATGGGCAGTAAAGTTACACCATTGAGTGGTGCTGGTATAGGTGGTACTCTCGGGACTGTTCTTGGTTCTTTATTTAGTGCTGGTGTAATGACTGGTGGTGGTAACCTTGAAGACCCTAAAACTTATTTAATACCTTTAATTTGGGTTGTTGCGGCAGCTGCCGCAGGTGGTGTTGTTGGTAAAACAATCAAAAAACACGATGATGAATTTGCCGAGTATAAAAGAAGTAGTAATGAATAATTAAAAAAGGGACTTTTAAGTCCCTTTTTTGTTTACCAATTAAATCTGTCTTCATCCCAGTGACGACCATAATAAGAAGATCCACCCTTATCACGGTTTGTATATAGATACTCACCACTATTAAAAAGGTCGGCCCAATCATCATATTCTTTTTCATCACCATCTTTCTCCTTACCTTCAGTAAGAAGTTTTTGACCACCAGTATCGGGTTTTTGGGTCTTTTTATAACTACCAGTACCGTAACCACCATTCCAAGAATATGTTCTTTCTTCTTTTGGGTTTTCGTATCTGTTTTCACCTAGTTGTTCAAGTAATTTCAAACCAAGTTCATAACCGTTTTGAACATCATCAACTTTTACATATTCATTGTCAGAATGCATTCTGTAATAACCAGCTGCTAAATTCAAACATGCGATGTTAAATTTCTCAAATATTTGCCAAACATCGGTATAAGGGTGATAAGCCCAATTTGTAATACCATGTTCTCTGATTAAACCAGAAACCTTATCAGAAAATTCTGATTTTTGGTTGAACAAGTATCTACCCATTAATGTTAAACTCATTGAATCCCCTTCAGGAGAATCGTATTGAATTACATAACCAACATTCTTGAAGAACTCTGGGTCAGCGTATTGACTACCCTTACAACCAATTTCTTCCGAAACAAATAAAGCTATTTTAACGTTTGGTAATGTGTCTAACATTTCAAGACATAAGTACACACCACATTTATCATCACCACCACATCCTGATGGCATGTTGTTCGTTTTATCGATACCTCTAAGAATAGTTTCACCATTCTTTTCTTCCTGAATGATAACTAAGTTTTCATTCACCTTATGTACTGTGTCTGTGTGTGCAATAAAACAAGGATACCATTCTGCGGTACCTTTCGTCACATAAACATTCCCCCACTCGTCAACGGTCGGTTCATACCCTTTTTCTGTTAACGTCTTTCTCAAATACTCAATCATGAGTGCTTCATCCCTAGAATAAGTAGGAACTGAAAGCACTTCTTTTAAACGATTAAGTTTATCTTCTGTCATTTTCATATGTTTGTTTAGATTTATACGTAAAGATAATAATAATTCTCAGAAAGAACAAATCTTTCACGAGAAAAAACCGAAAATAATGTATTTATTTATAGAACCTTTACAATTATAGATATAGTTTTAAAGTTATTCTGAATAACAAAGTTAAAAAAAGTTTTTAATATGTCAAAACAAAATCAACAACAAGCTCAAGATATTCAATTCCAAGCTCCGTTTGACGTTCTACCTTTACCATCTAAGGGGTTATTGTATCCTGGACAGGTTGGTACAGTTAAAGTGGAATATATGACAGCAATGGATGAGAACATCCTAACATCACCTAACTTAATTAAGAATGGTAAAGCCATTGAAATATTGTTAGAAAGAAAGATTAAAGAATCCCCAGTACCTTTCGACCAATTATTAGTTGGCGATAGAAACGCCATTATGATTTGGTTAAGAGCAACAGGATACGGTGAGATGTACCCAGTTAAAATAACAGATCCTACAAGTGGTGTTGAATTTGAACATGAATTCGATTTAAGTGCTTTAGCCTCAAAAGAATTACCAGATGGTGTAACACCAGATGAAAGAGGTGAGTTCTCTTTTGATTTACCTAGAAGTAAGAAAAAAATTAAATTTACATTATTAACTGTTGGTGATGAACGTTCTATTGTTAATAGGGCTGATAAATATGAGAAAGCAACAAAGTCTCAAATTTCAAACACATTAACATATAGGTTACAAGCACAAATTAAAGAAGTTGATGGTAATAGGGATTCTAATTACATTCAACAATTCGTTAATGTGATGCCAGCATTCGATTCTCTTAAATTTAGAGAATATTCAGATAACATTGAACCAGGAATTGAGATGTCGGCCGAAGTGGAGGGACCGACAGGCACATTTCAAGCTCCAATTACCCTCGGACTCAACTTTTTTTGGCCTAACGTCAGAGTATAATTTAGGTCTTAAAAGAGAAATATATTATATGGTAAAACATATGAGATTTTCTTACGAATCAACGTTAAGTATGCCAATCTGGGAAAGAAGAATCTATCTCGACATGTGGCAACAAGAATTAGAAGAACAAAAGAAAGAATACGACAAAGCTAAAACAAAAGGAAAATCAAGATAAAAGATGGGACGAAAGTCCCATTTTTAATTTAAGTGATATTTATAAAGAAATCATTATGAGCATTAATACCTTAATTAAAAAAGTCACATCAGACAAGATACTGTTAGAATATATCATGACTGAAGCTAAACCAACTTCAGTTACTGGTGATGAGGCTGCAGCATCTGGAGCTAGAGGTGAGATGGCCGCTGGAAGAGCTAAAGAAATAATGGCTCGTATGGGTGTTAATTTACCAGAACTAGACACTATTTTTTCAATACAACAATTATCTGTTGAACCTTTTAAATTAAGTTACGTTTTACAGGATTTATTAGATAACCCAGAGGAACTAACACTACCAAAATCACAAACATTTACTGGATTAGCTAGGGTTGTTAAAGATTCTAATAATTTAATTTTAGAATTCAAACCACAAAATAGTGAATCAACTTTTTTAATAAAATTTACTGAAAGTAATGAGGTCTATACTGTATTACCAGGTACCAAGAAAAAAATAATTGCTTTAGCTGTGGGTGAAAGTGAGGGTAAATTTTATACGGTAGAGTTTGGTCCTTCTTTTGTTACCACAATAAAAAGTGGTGATTTAGAAACAGAGGGTGAGGAATACAAAGTGGGTGATACGGTTGATTTTACAACTGATGGTGGAGAGAACGGTAAAGGTGGTATTACTAAAATAGACGGTGATAATTTTACGATAGGTGATGGTAAGGGTGGTACCGTTATCGTTAATAGAAAAAATATTAAAAAAGGTGGAGAAGATAATAATTCTACTCAGAATGAAAAGGAAGGTAATTTTTATAACGGAAAAGATTTAAAGGAGGTTAACGCTAAGCTTTCCAGTACGAAAGATAAAGCTCGTTGGTTTAACATATTAACAGCGTACAAAGACGACCCAGAATTCCAAAAGATTTTTTTAGATGCTATTATTGATGGGACAAAATCTATTAAAATAAATCAACAACCACTTTTAACAGCCTTAAAGGGTTTAAAATCACAAGGGTTATTAGAAGCACCAACTTCAATGTCTGGTAATCAAAGAAAATATTTAAAGGTTAAACTAAACCTACAGAATTTTATGTTCGATGTTTTTTCTATTTTCGCTAAGGTAGCAAAAAATGGTAGAAACTCACAAACTTTTCAAGTTATTAAAGATTTCTATAAACAACTATACTTTATAGCTACTAAGGGTAAAACTAGTATTGCCGATGTACAAACAAGAAAACAACTTTGGAAAAAATTAGTAGGAAGTTTTAAAAACTTTTTAGTTAGTTTTTCAAAACTATCCGAAATGATTAAAGGTAATGGGAAACAAAATAGTGGTAAGAATGTGAAAGTAAAAAACATGCCAAAGGCGTCAATGTCAAATACTGGAGTGGCAGAAGATTTTTATCGTTACATATCAGATAATACAGAGTTAATATTTGAAGCTGACGAAGATCAAAAAAAATCTAATACAACAGCAAAAATATATTTAAAGGGTATAGTTTTAGGTCCAAAGGGTAAAGCTAAAAAAGATGGTGATATTGAGACCACTTATGGCGGTGGGGGTAAAGGGGGTGAACAAGGTAAGCCGTTAACCAATACCTCAATGGAGGATAAGAAATTTTACCCAGTTATTGGTAGGTTATATGATGTTGAAAAATCTGATACCCCTTCCGATTTAAACGTAAAAGAAATAATAAATTTATTTAATCAGGGTGATCAAAACCTAGAGATTAGAAAAAGTATGAGTGGTGATAAAGGTGAAAACTTTTCTATCATTATCAAAAAATCAGGATCTGGTGATGGGTTTTTAATGGTAAAACCAAAAGATGGTGGTCTAATTAATTGGACCTCTTCTAAACCTATTGATGTTTTAATAGGTAAGAAAGCTTTGGGTTATCCACAAGAACCTTTTGAAGGGGTCTTAATACTAAAAAATAGATAATGGCGAACGAAGGTAACTTTAAAAGAAACAAAAAGGACGAAATAGAGTTTCTCAAAATTCAACAAGACATTAAGGAGAACTTTAAGAGTCAGGTAGACTCCATACAATCATATGCTGAATGGCAAGCAAAGATTGGTAAGATATGGAAAGAACTTAAAACAATGCAAGCAGAAATCCTCGAATTAGAAAAAGAGGGTACAAAGGAGTCGTTAAAAAAGGCTAAGGTTTTAAGAAAAGAATACGACCAACTATTAGAAGTTAATAAAGAATTAAGGAAACAAGGTTCCCTACTTAAAGCTAGCGCTAACATTTTAGACAAACAGTTTTTAGGTGTAGTAGGTAATATTTTAACTAAGTGGTTTGATTTTGATGAGGCTGTTCGTAAAACAGCTAATACCATGGGTATATCTGGTCAAAGGATGAGTGTCATGCAAACCAACATCATTAATGCCGGAATGAAAACCGCTGCGTGGGGTGTATCTGCTACAGCTCTAGCTGAGGCACAAGGTTCTTATTCTGACGAATTAGGTCGTTCCGTTATATTAAGTGAACAAGCCCTTGAGAATATGGCTATACTAGGAACCAAAACTGGTTTGGGTGTTGATGGTATTTCTCAAATGGCAGCTCAAATGGAGGCGTTTGGTTTGGGAGCGACAAAGTCTGTTGAGTTGGTAACACAACTTTCTTCTGATGCTGAATCAATAGGTGTTAACTCAGCCAAGGTACTTAAAAGTTTTCAATCAAATTTAGGTTTAATGAATAAATTAAACTTTAAGAACGGTGTTAAAGGAATGATGGCAATGTCCAAATATTCTGAGAAATATAAATTAGATATGAATTCTGTGGCAGCGGTAGCTGATAAAGTATTCAGACCCGAGGGTGCTATTGAGGCCGCGGCCCAATTACAAGTCTTAGGTGGTTCGTTATCCTCATTAGGTGACCCATTCCAATTAATGTATAAAGCACGTAATTCACCAGAGGAGTTGGCTAAAAGTTTAACTAAGGCTGCGACAGCCTCAGCAACTTTTGATAAAACCACGGGTGAGTGGAAGGTTAACGCCTATGAATTAGATAGGTTAAAAGAAGCTGGTGCCGCTTTAGGTATTAGTTATGAAGAGTTAGTGAAAACAGCTAAACAGGGTGCTAAAATAAACATGTTTGAGGGTTTATTAAAAGGTAAGGGATTAGATCAAGAACAGATAGATATGTTAAGTGGGTTAGCTGATGCTGACGGTACAATTCAAGTAGGGTTTAATAAAGATGGTACTGCTAACATAAAAAAACTGTCTGAACTTACTAAGGGTGATGCTGAAGTTTTAATGGAAAAAAGAAAATTAGCTGATAAAAGTCAGAAGGATGCTGTTAGTATGAGACAACAGTGGCAGGGTGTGTTAGATCAGTTAATGATGGCAACATGGCCTTTGTTACAAGCTTTACAGGAATATCTTAAACCCGGCGTTGATGTTTTGACAACCAAAATCACTGAATTTATGGGTTCCATTAAAACTTGGACTAAGGGTATCGGTATATTCCTAGGTGCTGTAACCCTACTTTGGGCTGGTATGCAGGTCTTTAAAGCTATAGATATTGTTAAGGGGTTTTTTGGAACTGGGAAACATTTTAAAGCTGGATTAGAAATGGCGAAAGGTTTCCAGGCGGGAACCACAGGTAAAGGTGGACTATCTACAAAAGGTTTCCAGGCGGGAACCACAGGTAAAGGTGGACTATCTACAAATACTAAAGACTTTTTAAAAAGTCAATCTGGTGGTTTTAAGAGAAACGCTGGGGGGGGTTTAACTAGAGTAACACAAGGTCCTGCAATAGATAATGGGCCGGGTCAGATGACAAAGGGTCTTAATCCAATGGATATGATTAAGGGGGCTGCCGCAATTTTAATCTTGTCGGCCGCATTATTTGTGTTTGCTAAAGCCCTACAAGAATTTGATAAATTACAAAACGGTTGGGAAACATTGGCTCAGGCCGCTGTCGGTTTGACGGTGTTGGGTGTTGCAGCTTGGTTAATCGGTAAAGCCTCTGGTTCTATGATTGAAGGGGCTATTGCGATAACACTACTTGGTGCCTCATTAATACCGTTTGCTTACGGTATGAGTCTTATGCAGGGTCTATCTTGGGAGTCTCTAGCGATAGCTGGGGTTGCGTTAGTGGTTTTCACAGCCGCAATATTTGGTTTGGGTTTACTGATGGCAACTGGTATTGGAGCTGTTTTATTTGGTGCTGGTATTATAGCGATGATAGCTTTAGGGGGTGCCTTATTAGTATTGGGGTTAGGATTAAGTGCTGTCACGGCACCATTAATTCAATTTAGTACAGCTATCGGTGGTGATGGTTCTGGTTTAATTTCCGCGGGTACTGGTTTTATGGTAATGGCAATGGGTGTTGAAAAATTAGGTCAAGCTATGTTTGGTTTAACCACTACAGCCATAGTTGGATTACCAATTATAATGATGTTAACAAAAATGGGTTCTACACTTGCCTCATCTGTAGGTGCGATAAATAGTGTAGATACCGACAAATTAAACTCTTTAAAGGAACTTGCACAATGGTTGTCATTGTTAGGTGGTACCACAACAATTAAATTCGATGAGTCTCTTACAGTGGATGGGGAAATAGAATTAACGGGTAAGAATGGTAGTAGTACGGAAATAGACCTTAGTAAATTAAATTCTGCACAAAAAGAAGAACTTGCCAAAATGATTTTCTCCACACACGAATATTCCAAAAGAGGGATGGCTAGTTAATTTTTGATCTGCTTTATTTATTTACCTTTTATATTAACTTATAAGCTTATTATTTAATATTAGGATCTGTGCTAAATTTAGCAAGAAAATAGTAATAAGTAAATATTTATAGAAAAATAGATTGGAATTATGCCGTCAAATCAAATAAACCCAAATAACTATAATATTGATAACTTTGATAGTGGTATCTTAGGACCAATAACTGATAATAATTTCAGGGATTTCCTATTGGGTCATAATTTAAAAGATATTAACCCAATTATTAACACGGCTTTAGGATCTTCAATATCAAACGATAAGGGTGCAGAGTATAACGTATCAGAAAGTACTTTTAACGTCACAGACGTACCAGATTTACAAACTGTAGCGGTAACACCATCTCTTTATAATAATCTAACTAGTCCACTCCCTGACGGTATTACGAAGAATCCAACAGAGACTGAGTTATCTGCTTGGCATCCAGATTACAGCTTTATATTTTCCCAAGGGTTTCCATCACAAGGAACTTCTTATGGTGTACCACAAACCTTTAAATTAGGTTTTGCTGGTAATGTTGAGGAATGGGTTAATGAAGGGGGATATACATCAACCGTCCATGAGATTAGGGATTTAAAAATGTTCGCTAGGGAGAATAATAAATACGGCCCAGCTGAAATTATTGCATATAATGACCCAGATAATCCAGGTATTAATACGGGTTTCATTCAATACAACGACAAAATACAATTAGACTTTAGAGAAACATATTTAAATAGAACTTTAGGTGTTGGTGGTATACCCTTCAGTACTTTATCATCAGGAATTAACTATAAACCAGACGGTCAAAACATTTCCGAATTGGATACTATCGCCAGAAAAAGAAGGGGTGAGGAACTAAAGAATAGAATAAAACTAAATTTTGTTGATAATACGGTTGGCGCTATCAATACAAGTCCTTTTGGTCTTTTAGCTGGTGGTAATTTAATCGAAAGAAATTATACCATTACAGTCCCTAAAACAGGTCTTGGAAAGGTAGCTGAATTTACAGCCAAATTAGCTGGATTTAACTTACCGACAAGTATCATACCACAAGACGCTTTTGGTGGATATGGTGTGGTTCCAGATCCAAATAACCCAGATATAACCAATGAACTATTGGATTATACAGGTGCCGGACAGAAATCGTTATTATTTGATGCTCTCTATATTAACAAATACGGTCCAGTATTGGGGTCATCATATACTACACCCACTAACGCAACAGTTAAAAAGAATTTAGCTGGAGCGGGACAACCACCAAGTACAATAAATTATTTATCACCAGCACCAACAGACCCCACTAATACTAGAAACCCTTCTGTAATAGAAGATATTAATGACAAAGTAAAAAGTATTTTTGGTGGTAATAAAACCCCAGTAAAACCAGGTCCTGATTTTAACACATTAGACCCTACCACACCATCTTTAACAATTAGTAGTGATGGAAAAAGTGTGGTGGATCGTAACGGTTTTGACACCCTATTAAATAACGTTACAGACACTTGGGATGTAAGGGGACCGTCACCCATGGGTAGTGGTGGTGAGTTTGATAGAGGTGGTATTGGGACGGCGATGCCTGCTGGGATATTACCAGACTTCCATCAACCGTTAGATAATGGTATGTACTGGGGATTTAGAAAAAACCCATTTAAAAAAGGTATTTTAAAATACACACAAGATTTAGTTAATAATTCTATAACTAAAAAGGGTACTGCTGGTCAGTATATTGGTGTTATAAATGATGATTCTAACTATAAGTTTGATGGAAAACATGATTTCTATTCAAATGGTAATACAACATTAACACAAGAGGGTGACGCTTATTGTCGTTCTTGGTCAGTTAGAAGGCCTTATAAAGATTTTGGTCATTTAATTAGAAGTGAAAAAAATTGGTGGAGAAACGTAGATGAAAGAGGTTTAACCAAAAATATGACGTTAACTGAAACTGGTATACCTAAAATTGCGTGGGATTCTGCGGATAACACAAATTATAAAGATTCACTACCAACTAGAGCTCAACAATTACAAAAGGAGAATTTAGACAACGCGACTAATTTAACTGCTATAAAAGGGTTGTTAGTACCATATATGTTATCTATTGAAAATCTAGCTTGGGTAGATGCACCACAATACAACTACTTACCTAATTCCGAAAAAGGACCTAATAGGGGGAGAATTATGTGGTTTCCACCATACAATTTAGATTTTAATGATAACACATCTGTTAGTTGGGATGCTACCACTATGGTTGGAAGGGGTGAACCTATATACACATATAATCACACTGAACGTTCTGGAAATTTAAGTTTTTCTATCGTAGTAGATCACCCAGCGGTGTTAAATCAAATAAAAAAGGATTTCGAAACAAATGCGTTAACCGATGATTTTGTACATTCATTTTTTGGTGGGTGTGCGGATTTAAAAAGTAAGTTTAAAGATTTTCTTCCTGAAGAAATTAAAGTGCCAGATCCAGCTCCATGTAAAGATTGTTTACCACCTAATGAAACACCAGTAAAAGTTGATCCACCAAAAGAACCACCTATAAATAATATAAATATATTTTTCCAGAATGCTAGAACAGATGAAAAATGTCCAGCAAATAAGGGATGTACCAGTGTTAATACAACACAACTTGGTAGATCGGTATTTTTAATAGATTTAGCAAACCCAAATGGTTATGAGGTGGGCCCTTTGGACTGTCCTAATAGTTCAAGAGCTGGTTTAAATGAGGGTAAAGAGGATGATTTAAATAATTTAGCTAAATTTCTGGTAACATCTGACGGTAAAAACTATACAATAAAAATTAATGGTTATTGTTCTGGTACCGCATCAGGTGGTTATAACAAAAAATTGGGAAATGATAGAGCTTTAGCAACTAGAGACTATCTATTAACTAAAATGCAAGATTACGAATTAAATCAAGGGGGTCCACCTAAGTTAGAGGGTACTGATAAAACTTACCCTTCTGAAATTGTAATTGAAAATAGTAAGGATAGATGGGTAATGACAAGTGATGGTGAGAGTGGAGCGCCACCAGATACCCAAGACGAGGATTGGAAAGTGGAGGCGGCAATAGATCCGTGTAGTGCAAACGGTAAAAATGAGAATTCTTTAAATTCTAGACAAGCTAGAAAAGTAACCATTAAATTAGAGAAAAACCCAGTACTCCAATCTAATCTACTTAACGAAGTTAAAAGTGAAGAGAATAAATCGATTATTGAAAAGAACAAAGAAGCTCAACAATTAGCTGATGCTAAAAAACAAATAGCAAAGCTTTTTATAAACGAATCGGATTATTTTATGGAGATGAAACATAAAGATCCATTTATATACAATTCAATGAAAGATAGATTGGATAATTTTCATCCGGCATTCCACGCTATAACCCCAGAGGGGTTTAACTCTAGGTTAACCTTCTTACAACAATGTACTAGACAAGGACCACAATTAATGGATCCTACCTCACCACAAAATATGGTATTTGGTAGACCACCAGTTTGTGTGTTAAGAATCGGTGATTTCTATCATACTAAAATCATTATTGATAGTATAAACTTTACCTATGATCCTTTAATATGGGATTTAA